ACGGCTACCTAATTTGCCCGCTTCTGCAATACCAAAAATAGATGGCGTTGTAATTTGATGTCCGCAGAAAATATTAGTTTGAATAAGCATATCCACACGCCCGAAATCTTCTTTTGTAATATCAGAAGTTCCTAAATCATCAACGATAGGCTTTCTTGCGCTATCATTTACGAAAGCTAAAATAAACTTTTTGCCATCTGATCCGCTAAATCTATTTGTAAAGCGTTTTTCAATATTGCGCTTTTCATCATCCGAAGGATCGCCATTAGGTAGTGTAATAAGTTTACTTGCAGAAAACCCTGTCTGTGCATTAGCTAAAACGTGCTTAGATATTTCAATATCTGATTCAATGTAATTAAGCGCACCAAAATAACCTGGCAATGAATAGTAACCCATATTTGGGCGGTATTCTTTTATGTAAAGGATTTGTTTGCCGTATGGATTAGCAGGATTAAAAGCAGGATAAACCTCCGCCTTTTCTGCCCTATCCCCCCAATCCTCTTTATACCAAAATTGTGTATTGTCTTTATTTGTGCGAATTTTAGTGTAATCGCAATGCCATATTTCAACCAATTGACCTGTGACTGACCAAATAATCTCTAAATAATAACCTCCAAATAATTCAGCATCTAAAGATACCTTTCTTGTTAAATCTTCAAGGCTTTCCATTCTATTAACTTTCTTAATAAAAGGATCTGCCTCTGGACTTCCTGACCAACCATTTGCAGTAATATAATGCACCTTGCTTTTTATGATAGCATTATGCTTGGCTGACTTATTAAAAAGTTCAACTAAGTAGTTTGGGTAATCGTTGCGATCGCCATACTGAATATATCCTTCGCCTTTCTTTTCTTTAAATTCAGGTTGCTTGGCTTCTGCAAATGTTAGTACTCTTAAATCCATTATTGTCTTATTTTATAAGTGTCCGTTGTAGTATATTCCGTAAAATTGAAAGGCGTTCCGACTAACTCCATAATCCCTGATTCTAATAAATTTAAACCCGCAGGATTAAGATTAGACGTACTTGTCTGCTCATATATATCGTAATCATATTGACCATTTAAAGCAGTACTAAAATTAGTATTTGTAACGATACTAAATTCATTGTATCTGTCCTTATATTGGCTTATGTCTGTGTTATTTAACATAACAAATTTAACCTCTGTATTTGCACTTCTATTAGTGAATACAAACAAATAGTTTGGATTAGTCAATAATTGCTTTTCAGTTAAAGTCAAAATTATGTTTTGGGTTTGTCCTTTTGTTAACCTAATCATATAACTATATAGCTAAAAAGCTAATTTGTTGCATATCCTACAATAAAAAACCGCCGAACCAATGAAGGAACGGCGGCAAACCTATAAACCTATGAAAAAACTTATGCGCCTGCGGTTGTCAATACAGAATAAACTGCTTGTGCAACGCTTGGTGCCAATGCGGCTTCTGCACCTGTAAAGGTTAAAGTGAATCCACTTCTGTCGCCTTGTGCAGTACCCGTTCCCGCAGTACCGGCAGTTAAATCTAATCCTCTTGTTTTACCAAGATACCAATAATTGCCGTTTGAATCCTTTACTACTGCAATCAAAGTATTTTGAGCAAGCAATAAAATTTCGTTTCTTGTAGCGGTTTGTAATTTATTTAATACAACCATTAATTCCTGTGCATAAAATACAGTTCCATTCTGTACGTTAGTAGTGATTGTTTGATTCATCATTGATGTATCTTTCACTTGCTCGTATTTATAGAATCTTTTACCTGTTGCCTTTGTTAATGTTGTAATCACTCCGCTTGCTTCGGTTGTTGCAGTTACGTTGGCTGCTTCTATGAAATACACTTCCGTAACACCGCCTAAGCTATCTCGGCAGTCTAAAGTGTATCCTGATGTTAATGCGCACGGCATAATATTAAATTTAAAATTTTATTAAAAATGGGGAGTATATTTCAACTCCCCAATAATTATGCTAAGATAAACTTAACGATCTCGTCTGGGAACGCTACGTTTACACCCATTTTGAACTCAGATACGAAACGAACTTGATCAGCTTCTTTTGCATAGAAGATTTCAAATTTTTCCTCCTCGTTCAACAAATCTGTTCCTAAGAACAAGTTAGATAAACGCATTGCGTAAACCTTGTTAGTTCCGTTAAGACCTTGTAAAGCAATTACTTTAATTGGAGTACCAGGTAATACGAACTCGCTATCAGCTTTAACATCAATTGAATAATGGAATTGGTTTGCGTTCTTTAATGCAACTGTGTAAGTTCTGAAAACATCTTGACCACAGAAGATAGTCATATCGTCAGCAGCTACAACTTGTGCAGGGATTGCTTGATAAACGCCATCAAAAATGCTGATTACGTTAGCAGCAGTGATTGAGCTTAAAGGCGCACCTGAAATGTAAGTTGAGCTATTAGCAGCTACAACACCAGAAGCAGCTCCGATTAATTTAACAAGCCCGTCAAATCGAGATAGATTCGCATTGCCAGACGTTGTATCGCCCTGCCATAACGCAATCTCTAATTGAGCAGCGATTGTTTTTGCTTTCTTATCTGCAAACTCTTGCTCAAAAGGAATAGAATCATACATAGATCCTGTTGGTAATGCTTTTTGTAAGTACTTAGCTTCTAAGTCTTTAGGACAAAGAGATTCGTTTACTTTAATTTTTCCAACTGTTACTGTTCTTTGAGTAAAAGTTGTTGAACCAGATGCAGTAAATCCGCAAGATCCACCTGCTTGGAAGATCGCGTCTGTGTCCATAATGTTAATTGTTTCAGCAGACTTTACGCCTACCATAACGTTACCTGCGCTTTTAATTAAAGCTGCAGTCTTTGCTCCTAATACAGAATCAGTTACCAATAAGGCTTCGTTTTGCTCTGTGTAGTTTGCTAATGCTGATACGTCAAATGCCATTGTTATTAATTTTTATTTGTTTAAAATTGCGTTTCTATATTTTTCTAATCTTTGTTCTTTAATGCCTTTTGTATTTACAAACTCATTAAAGCTATTTGGTTTTTTAATAGGATCTTCGCTTGGCGTATTTGAAAGTGCTTCAATTAATTCAGCTACTTGTGCAAATCCTTGCTTAACCTTATTTTCTAAATCCAAAACTTTTGCGTCAGATACATTCTTAGCTTCAATTAATTCAGCAATCTTTGCCTCAAATTGTTCAGCCATTTCTTGAATCTTTTTATCTTTGTAATCTGCTCCCGCTTCAACTTCTGTATCAACCTCTGGACTTGCTTCTACTTCTTTAACTTCGATTTCGGTAATTTTTCCGTTCTCGTCTAAAGTAATTTGTGTTCCGTCCATTAAATCGTGATCTCCTGCCGGTGCTGGTTGACCTTCAATAGTTACTAAACCGCCAATCTCTAAAGCTGAAATCTCAACCTTAGTTCCGTCCATTAATGAATATTCTGCCATTTCAACCTTAGTTTCTTCAACCTTAGGATTGTTAGCTTCTTCTTCTTTAACAGGCGCAGCGTTGTCCTCAAACAAAGCCTTAATTTTTAAAATTGCTTCCTGTGCGTTCATACTTTTTTTATTATATAGTTAAAAAATAAATAGTTTATCACTTAACTTGTGATAATATTTTTTTGATTGCATCAACCATAGACGCAACCTTGTTTACTTCCTTCGGTTTGTAGGTAAATAACCCCTCAACGCTGAATCCCATTATTTGTCCGCTTTTAACCTTTTCCCAAGCCTCGTCATTATCCACGATCATAGATCCAAACCAACTGCCAACAGGCGCATCTTCAAATCCTTTCATTGGCATAATGCCACGCGAAGGATCGGAAATAAAACTTTCAAATAAGGTAACGCCCTCAAATTGTTGCTTAGAATCGTGCATTAAATTTACATTGCTCTGGAATCCTTTTTTAAAAAACTTCTGAACAATTTTAAGAATAGTGTCCGCACTAAAAGCCACATAGTAATCGCCATAAGTAGAATCAGACCTAAAAATAGGCGTATCAGCCAACATAATAGCACCCGAAATAATACGGCGATCTTCATTTGTTACCTCAAATTTTTGAGTTTTATTAAAAGCGTTCCAATTCTTTTGTATTGCAGGACGATCAACTAATGCAATGAAATCAACTTGTGAATCATCTTCAATGCTATCTGTAATGTCCAACATATAAATAGGTATCTCTGTATTCATATCTTTAAATAGTTTATTTGTGAATATTTATCGTTTAACTAAATCTTGCTCTTTGTCTTATGGCTGCCATTCTTTGCTGATTGCCTGTTACATCTGTTTCAATAACGTAAGCCCTGACTGCTTGATTGCCTAAATCATTAATTGATTCTCTGCTAATATTTGTAGTTTGTGGCGTTGGTAATTGCGGAACCATTGGTGCTTGCGTTGATATTGCAGGAACAGAACTTGTGCCTGATCCACCACTACCCGCTTGATTGATTTGCTGAATACCTTGTGCAGAAGCAGCAATTACAGAAGCAATTGATAAAGCACCACCTATTCTTGAAGGAATAAAAGCAGGGTTAGGAATGCCTGGAGGTAATATTGCAGGAACCGTGTTCATCTGTGTAATAATCTTAGCAATGGCTGCGCCTTTTTCAATTAATAATCCCGCTATTGCTACTGATTTATTTTTACCTGCTATCTGCATTAATAAATTACCTGCTTGTTCTGCAAATCCAAGATATTGCAATTCCATTGCAGTTTGTGCTTCCCTTTCTGCTTTTTTACTATCAGTTATTGCCTTATCAATTTCTTGTTCTTGCTTTGCATATTTAGCAATAATTTCTATCCTTTCTTTTTCAGTAAGGTTTAAATTTGATAATTCTATTGCTTTTTGTTCTGCAATATATGCTTCCTTATTAGCTAATCTTTGTTGATCTTCCTCAAAATCAATATCTAATAAATCATTTTTATAATCTAAATCTGTTATTAAGTTTTGTATTTCCTGAAAATCTAATTCTCTTTTTTTGGCAGCCCTTTCCTCATCAAATTGCATTAATCTTTGTTGAAGTTGAGTATCAAACTCCTCATAAGCCCTTGCATCTGCTTCGGCTTTTTCAAGTCTTGCCTTTTCCTCTGCTTCCTCTTTTTTATTTTGTTCTGCTCTTTGTTTGGCAGCCGTTTCATTTGCTTTTTTAATTCTATTAGCTTCGTTTATTTCTAATACTTGCAACTCTGTATTCAAATCAGCTCTGGCTTGTAATTCCTCTTGCGTTGTACCTTTGATTAACTGAATTTGATTGTTAATCCTATCTCTTTTTTGCTTATATATTTCCTCCTCTTTACCTCCTTGCGCTTCTAAAATTTTAATCTGATTATCTATTGCCTTATTTGAAGTTTCTAAAGCTAAATTTAAATCATCTTGCGCCCTTGCTGCTTCACTTGTTATACCAACAAAATCAGTAATTCCCTGAACAATATTTTTAATTTGATTGCCAAACTCAATCAAGCCTGGAAATAAATTAGTTAAAGTTTCCTTTATTTTGTCAAAGTTTGCTATGATTAAACCCAATGCAACGGCTAAGGCACCTACTCCTGTTGCTATAATTGCACCTCTTAAAGTACTAAATGCGCTTACAACCTGCGTGCGAATAACCGCCCCTAATTGCTTAAAGCTATCAATACTTTCCCCTACTGCTTGTAAACCTTGCGACAAAGCCATTGCAGATTGAACTTTCAATAAAGTTTTTTGAACATCCTCCGATTCAGTACCGAATAAAGACATTGCCCCTTGTACTGCCGCAAATCCACCCGCAACGCCAGATAAAGATGCCGTTAATGCTTTAAACTTTGCATCTGGATTAAATGCTTCTGTCAATGCTTTTGCATCCCCGATCCTATCCCTTAATTCTGCCGCCCTTTTTGCTGCCTCAATAGCTTCCTTAGATGTAGCACCGAATTTATCTGATAATGCCGTTACTTCCGCCTGTGCTTGCTTTAATTGGGTTTTAAGTGATCCGACCGATTTAGCTGCCTGATCCGTATTGACATTTATGTTTAAATCTAAATTCTGTGCCATTATAAAAAATATTTTGTTTCAATAACCTTTAATAAACTAATTTTTGTTGTCTTATATTCCATTGGGTTAAACCCGTCTACTTTATTCAGCCTAAATAATACCCCATCAATCCAATAAAACTTACTAAAGTCTAAGTTCATAATATCAATAGTATCCAATAAAGCCGAACAAGTTAATAGCTTTGAATCTTTACTTGTTATTTCCGCAATATATTCACTATGATAGGCATTAAATATATTTGTTGATGGCAATGAGCCATTAAATTGTATTTCATTTGCAGCACCAAAGTTAATATCGTTTGTAGGTGTAAATGGATCGTCTAAATGTCCTCCATAACCATAAGTAGTTAATGATTCAATCAATGATGCATTGTTTAATAAATTCCAACTCGTTCTGCTTGTTATCTTTTTAGCTTGCATTATCCTAATAACACTATCCATTGAATTTTCTTTTGTGTTATTATCAGATACCTTATAAATAGCAGGGTAAATTTTATCCGTTCCTGTCTTTTGGTATAATACACTCGGAGCAAATATTACATCAAGCGTATCAGTTTCTTTACTAAAATCAAATTCAGTATCAAAAATCCTATCCCCGTAGCTTTCATTGTATTTTTTAAAATAATTTTCATTGTAAAAATCATTGTCCTGTTTAAATTTATAATGAAAATATCTTGCATTTAATTCACTCATTGGCTTGATACTTAAAGGCTTAGCCCTATCTATTTTATTAGACCAATCTAAAGCCGTTGCACTTGTTTCTGGATAAAAATTAATATATGGTTTTATCATTATCTTTTTTTCATCCCAAGTATCTTCATATACATATAGGTTAAACATTTTAGTAATGCTTAAGAAAAAATCCCTTTGATAAATACCTTTAGGAATTGAGTCTGCAATAATTATATTATCCCCATAATTTACAAGAACAGGCACAATAGAATCAGAAAAAAAAGACACTTCCCCTTCTGTTATTGTAACAGGTGGATCGGTTTTATTTGATGCAGCATTGGTAAATCTAAAACTAATTGTATCATTAGCATTCATAGATATTGTAAACTCACCCGATACGCCAAAACTTCCGCTAAAAAATTCTGAATAAACACTTACTCCATTTTTTAAAATAAAGAAAATACCATCAGTTGAATCCCCTGAAAAAGCATAGTTCATTTTTAAATTAATAGTTGTAGTTCCTGTATAAGTGAAAACTCTATTGCTTGAACTTGGTACTAATCCAGATCCCGTAACTGTTGTAAATGGATATAAAGCTGTGCCTAAAACCTCGAAACTGGTTGTCCTCGTAGCAACAGGGAAATCACTTGTTGTTTTGGTAAAACTCTTTTGATTCTGCGGGATTATAAGCCTATTAAATAGTTCCTGATCACCTGCTAATAAATCTAATGTATAAGTATAATCCGTGCCTTCAAATATCTTTTGTATATATTCAGATACATATAAAGCAGGTCTAAATGCTTCAACTTCAAAATTTATTTTATCAGTGCTTACATTCCCGTAATCAATCAGTGGGTAAAAGTATCCTGACCCTGCTATATTATCCCAACTTGCTTTTATATTAGTTGAATTATAAACGTGATTATATGCGCTAAAATCCAAGTCTGTTAATCTTTTATTTCCTAACGCAGTTATAAATCCTCCTAACTCACCAAATACAGAGCATTGATATTCAATCGTTTTATCATCAATTACAATTTCTAATATTCTTAAAGTTCCTTTAAATATTTGGATTTTATCAATAAATATTTTACAATTAGCTTGCTTTGAAGCATTAAAATTATAGTTAACATTCGGTAAATTATTATCCGTATCATTTGCATTTGCTAAATCAAATATGAAGCCAAATATTTTATTGTTTGTA